GCTGTTGATCTGCCCGTCCTTCTCCGTCATGCCGTTGGGCTTTGTCAGCTGCGTCACCGTCCGCCGCAGGGGCCGCGTCTCCAGCGCCGGATACCCGCTGCTCCACAGGTTCTCCATATGCTCCAGGCTCCCCGCGCCGCTGCCCGGACGGCGATCCAGTCCCCCGAACTGCTCCACGCCCGCCCGCTGCTGCGCCGCCGCCTTCAGCTTGGGAAAATACATCTCCGCCGCCCCCTTTCAGCACAGCCGCAGCGCCGACGCGCCGCCCTCCGGCGCCGCCGTCCTGGCCCGGTAGTCCCGATAGGTCAGAAACGCGTTGTTCCACAGGCCCGCCGCGCTGTTGTACCGCGCCGTCTCCCCGTTGGCATAGTGCACCTGCGCCTCCACATAGTGCCGGTACAGCTCGTCAAAGGGCGGCGCCGCCGTCAGCTCCGTCTCCTCGGTCAGCACCGGCAGTTCCCCCGTCTCCCGGCACAGCTCCCGCCGCACAAAGCCCTCCGCCTGGGCCAGCCACCGCAGCTTCTCCGCGCGCGCATACCCATTGGGCAGCAGCGCGTCCACCCGGTCCAGCACCTGTTTTGCCGTCGTCCTTGCCATGGCCGTCACCTCAGGACGCTCTCTCGTCCACATAGCGCCGGGCCGCCTCCGCCATCATGGCGGCGTTTTCCAGCACCTCCGCCACGCACACCGGTACGCGCACCTCCACGCCGCGCATGATCTTCCAGCTGCGTCCGTTGACGGACACGATGACAAAATTCTCCTCCTGCTTTCTGCCTCTGGGCAGCAGCACCGTTGTCATTTTTTCCTTCATCTCGCCCTTCTCCTTTCCTCATGTAAGACCTCGCCCCGCCGTCCGCCCGCGTTCCGCAGGGGGCGGTGGCCTCGACGTCCCGTCAGCGCGGCGTGGCCGCGCTGACGGCGGCATTCCCCGCAGGGGCGGACGACCCGTCCGCCCCTGCTTCACGCTCCGTCAGTTCGCCTTGTCCTCGTCCGAATAGCTGCTGCCGCACTCCACACGCACCATGTACTCGTCGTACAGGATAGCCGCGGCGTGTACGCCCTTCCAGCCCACGCTGGAGCGCTGGTCCAGGGGGTCGGCGGTACCGGAGCTGCCGCGGGGCTTCACGATGACCTCCGTGCCCTCGCTCAGGTCCACCACGCCATAGGCGCCCTTGCCCAGGAACAGGCAGCCGTACACGGCGCAGCCCTGCTTGCCGCCTTCGCCGGGGTAGATGACCTCCTTGTCGCCCACGGTGACGGTCTTGTCCAGCACCAGCTTCGCGTCGGTGTTGCTCACCACCTGGCAGCGGGTGCCGCCCAGCACCACATAGCGGCCCGCCAGTGCGCCGGCGGCCACGGTGCCGCCGTTGAAGGTCACGTCGGTGCTGGCCATAACGTTGCCGTTCACCTTCAGCGTGCGGCTGTCGGCGGCCAGGTCCTCGCCGCGATAGATCTTCGCCTCCGTGGTCTCCACGAAGCGCACGCCGTGCAGCTCACCGATCTCGCCGGAGAAAAGCTCCGTGGCCCCGGCATACTGGTGGGCGGCGATCCACGCCTCATCCTGGCGCAGGTCAAAGGCCACGCTGGGGTGGATGATGCACACATACTTGCCGTCAAAGGTGGGCGCGTTCATCTTCTTCAGCTGGGTCGCCGCCTTGGCCACCAGCTCGCTGGTCATGCGGCAGTCCTTGTCCAGCGTCATGCGGCTGGTCACGTCGGTCTTGGTGCCGTCGCTGCCGATCTTGGGCGCGTAGATCACCTGCTTGCCCTGCTGGATCTCGTTTCGGGTCACCGTGTCCAGCGTCAGGCCCATATTGCTGCCGTGGCGGTCAGTGATCTCCAGCACCACATCGTCGATGGCCGTCAGATCCAGCATATCCGACACGGTGGTGTAGTCGCCGTACTGCGCCAGCTCCTTGGTGATGTAGCTGACGGAGATACCGCTGCCGTCGGGCGTCACGCCCTCGGTCAGGGGCTTCAGCGCCTTGTCAAAGGCGCCGAACTTACGCCACTCCACGGTCTTGCCGCCGCCTGCAGGCAGGCCCTTCGTGGCCGCGAACTGGTTGTGCACCAGCTGCGGCTTGGCATTCTCCAGCAGTTCCATGCCGTAGTAGGTCTTCATCTCCGCGCTCAGGCCTGCTGTGGTCTGGGTGTTCTCCGCAAACATCTGCAAATTCATCTCCATGTTTTCTCTCCCTTTCTAAAATCTGATCTTCTCTCCATCCTGTACTCTCTTCCGTATCGCCGCCAGCTCCGCCCCGCTGAGCCCCCTCGGGTCCCAGCGGCTGACGCTCCTGCGCCGTCCGCCGTTCTCCGCCACGCGGCTTCCGCCGCTGGCGATGGCCTGGGCCATCTGCTGTCGCGCCCGGACCACCGCGAATTCCATCGCGGCCTGCAGCTGCGCCTCCTGCTCCCGCTGCCGCGCCGTCTCCGCCGCGGCCGCCATCTCCCGCAGCCTCTCGTTCTCCTGCCGCAGTCCCCGCAGCCGCCCGTCCAGTATTCGCCGCACTCGTGCGTCGAATTCCCCCTTGTACCGACCGCGTATCAGCGTCTCGAAGTCCTCTTCCCCGCCGGGTACCCCCTGTTCCCCGGCAGGTACCTGCTGCTCCCCGGCGTCGGGAGCCATTCCGCCCGTCTCCTCCGCAGTCTCCTGCGCCGTCTTTTCCAGCTCGTCCATCCGAACTCTCCTCCCCGTGGTAGGTCACGACCCAACTTCCACCCTGTCAGGGTATTGCCGCGCCAGCAGCGCCAGCCCGCATCGCACCAGCGCGAACTCCCGGGCACAGTCCCCTGTCCCCGCGATCTCCGCGTATCCCGGCGCGCTTTGGAACCGTTCCAGCCGCCCTGTCTCCCGCAATCTCCCCGCCAGCGCGTACACCAGCGCGGACGCCGCCGCGCATACGATGTCCTTCCCATACTCGCCGTACCCGGCGTGGCCCCGCACCGTAAGGTGCGCGCCGCCGCAGCTGGCCCGTATCATCTGGGCCGTACCGCCTGCCGCGTGGCCTGCCGCTGCCGCGTCACCGCGTCGCTGCTACGGCGCACCGCCGCCTTTCCGCCGCTGCTCTCCCGTTTTTCCAGTTCCCGTTCCAGCGCCTCCGCCAGATGGGTCCCCTGGCTCTTGTCCAGCAGCGTCACCGCCCGCCGCAGCGCCTCCGTCAGCCACGCCTTCTGGTCCGTCTCCTTCTGTCCCTGCCGGATGACCTCCGCCAGCGTGTCCTTGCTGCGGAACTGCATCAGCTCCAGGCACCGCAGCGCCTGCTCTGCCATATCGCTGCGGAAGAACCCCATCTGAAACAGCTGCAGGGCCAACTGGTTGTACTCCATGGTCTGGTATGGCGTCTCGTCCTGTGCCATCACCTCCAGGTCGAACTCCGGCACGCGATAGCCCCCGGTCAGCAGCGCCCTGGGCCGCAGGCCCCCGTTGCCGTAGGCGACGAACGCCCCGCCGTCCCGGCCCAGCAGCCGGAACTGCCGCGGCACGTCGTAAAACTGCCGGATCAGCTCGATGCACAGCGTCACCACCTGTGAAAACGCCTCATACCCGTCGTCGATCATGTTCCGCGACAGCTTGCCGCCCGCCTCCTGCAAAGCCGCAATAGCCGTGGCCGCCGTCACGCCGCCGGCGGTGCCGCCGCTCATCACGTCCCGGTTGCCCGCCGTCTCCTTCATCTCCGCGATCTTGTTCTGCAGCACCGTCACATACACGCTGTCCAGCGCCGGCACCCGGATCGGCGCGATGGAGTCCGCGCCCAGGTTCCCGTTGGTGTGCACGAAGGGCCTCGTCCAGTCGGCATACTCGTTCTCGTTCACCGCGCCGTCCGCCCGGATGAAAAACCGCGGCGTCGCCGCCGCCAGCGTGTTTTTCAGAATAGCCTGGTTCATCAGGTCGATCTGCTTCTGCGCCGACTTGCACAGATCCACATACCCATACCCGCAGGGCGTCCCCTCCTCGGGAAACAGCGTGTCGAACACGAACGGGTACTTCCCGTGGTCGTACCAGCCCCGCGCCGCCATCTCCGGGTCGTTCTCCGTGGCATACAGCACATTCTCCCCCACGAACTTGCAGTACTGCAGCACCTGCCGTCCCTCACGCTCCGTGTGGTAGTACCAGTCCACCACCAGCGACTGCTCCGACGTGTCCACCTTGTCGTCGAACAGATACCGGCTCACCTGCGCGCCGCCGCGCCCCAGCTTTCCCTCCAGCTCCGGCCATCTCCGCACCAGATGGTTGTTGGGCACCAGCTCCGTGCAGAAAAAGTGCTCCGACTCCTGTATGTCCGTGACCCCCGGCTCCCAAAACAGGTTCAGCACGTCCATGCTGCGGATGCTCACGTCGCCCAGCCCGTGCAGCTTTTCGTTGTCCCAGAACACGCCGTACACGGCGCACCCGGACTTCAGCTTGTCCCACCACGCCTTGGAATACGTCCGCCTGAACCGGTCGTTTTTCAGCAGCACCGGCAGGATACGGCTCAGCGTCTCTGCCTCCTGCCGGTCTCCCGGCTCCCGGGGCAGCACCGTCGGCTCCGGATAGCAGTCCATGGCGTCCGCGTGCTTGCTGAGGATGCAGTTCACCAGCCAGCCGCTGGCCGGCCGCACGTCCTCCGGATTGCCGCCCTCGCCCGCCTTCTCCATCTGCTCCCAGTGCCGCAGCTTCCAGAACTGCTCGTTGTCGATGATGCGCCTGTCCAGATTTTGCTTGCCCGCGCGATAGCGCCGCAGCACCTCCGCCGCGGCCCGTACCGCCTCCGCCCCGATCTTCACCGGAGCACCGGCGTCCCGCGCGGTCCTTGTCTCCTGCTCCATCCGAGCACCTCCCTTTCATGTTCTGTCCCTGCCCCCGCCCAGCCCGAAAGTTGCCCGCAAACGTGCAACACCCCAAATTTTTTGTCCCAGCCTTCCCCCAAAAAAAGCGCAAAAAAAGAAAGCCCGTAAGGGCTTTCTTTTTTATTTGCTCTTAGTGACGCTTTTTAGCGGTCCACGCCATACCGGTCACGGACAGCACTGCCGTCACCGCGTAGATACCCACGCCCGCGTCAAAGGTCTTGGGAGAACCCTTGGTGGTGGTAGACGTGGTGGTATCGCTGGTGGAGGGGTAGTAGTAATAGGAGGTGGGCTTGGTGTAAGTCTGGTTCGCGCCATACTCAGTATTACCGACCTTAACAGAACCCTTGATCACGGTCAGCGTGTCGCCGCCGCTCATGCTGTTCACAGCAGCCGCAATGCTGTCAGCGCCGACGTAGTAGACGTTCTTGAGGGATGCCACTGCATTGCTGCCAGCATAGGCGCTGACATCGCTGGAGAAAGCACCGCCAGTGACGGTCGGGTTGCTATTCGCATCATATACCTTGATAGCAGGAACACCATCTTTCGCGGTAAATGTGCCGCCTTTAACAGTCAGCAAGCCCTTATCATTCGTATCATTGTACTTACGATTATACAGGACACTGTCGTTACCATCCATCGCGTAAGTACCACCCTTGATCTCTGCTTCATTCACGTTGAACACAGCGTGCTGCTCCACATTTTCAAAAACACCGTTATTGATAGTAAGTTTGCCGCAGTCATCATTTTTAATGGTATTCAGGCCACCAATAAACTTGCCACCATTGATAATCAGGGTCGGCGTATTAGTCTTGTCAGTTCCGTCATAATAGCCATTTGCTACCATGCTGGAAAAACCACCGTCCTGCTTAACGAGGACCCCGTCATTGATGGTCATCATGCCAAAATTTTGGATGTTGTAGTAGGAATTTCCACCGCTATCCTCTTTGCTCTGGCCATTCTCCTGGCTTCTGGTAAAGCTGCCACCATTTAACTCAGCTGTCGCGCCCTCTTTATTCACCAGTGCCGCGCAGGCGTGGCTTACGTTATCCACAGTGCCGGTGCCGGTGATGGTCAGAGTACCGTTATTGGTGATGGTGTGCTTTCCCGCTTCGTTGGTCAGCTTGTGGCCATTCAGGTCAAGCGTGATGGTTTTGCCGCTGGCGATGGTAATGCTGGCAGTGATGTCAGCACCCAGCTTGATGGTGGTCACGCTGCTGCCATTCAAAGCCTGTTCCAATTCCTCTTTGCTACTCACCGTTGCTTCGCCGTCTGCCGCCCAGCTCACGCTGCACAGTCCCAGCGCCAACACCAGCGCCAAAATGGTTGCCAATATCTTTTTCATTTTTCTTACCCCGGGTTTTTTAGATTTCCGCAGGATGCTTCGTTTTAACAAGCTTAAAACGCCAAAGCAGGAGTACTCCTGCGGATAATCAGATTATAGCACGGCTGCATAATTTGTCCAGCCCTTTTGTGTAAAATTTCGCATTTTCGCCATCTGCGGAATTTGGACCGGGGGGGGGGCGCAGCCCCTCCCCCGGTTTCTCACGGCTCCCGCCGTATCTCCGTCCTCTCCCGGGGCGCGATGGGCCGCATCATGCAGAAATACCGGCTCTCATCCGCCGCGTGGTCCTCCTGTCCCGTGTCCACATCCTCCGGCGCCGTGGTGCTGTACGACAGTCCCGGCACCGTCCGTATGAACGCCCGGCAGTTTTCGAACACATACAGCATGGGGTACCCCTCCCCGTCAAAGCTCATCCGGTAGTGCAGCTGCATCCACCCCGGTATCCGCCGGTTGTCCCCCTTTTCAAAGAACAGCCGGTGCTTCAGCGCCGTCTCATAGATGCTCTCGCCCCGGCTGGCGTCCCAGATGGCCGGGTCCGCCACCCCCCGTATGGTCCGTCCCCGCAGATATGGGTGCTCGTCCTCCATCCGCCGTATCTCCGCGAACTGCCGCTCCGGTGTCCACAGCACGCCCTCGTCCGGCGTTCCCGTGCAGCCGTACAGCTCCAATATCCGGTACACGCACCCGTCGAAGTCCACCGCCCACCAGCCGCAGGAAAAGGGCTTGGCGTACCCGAAGTCGTAGCTTCGGTACACGTTCCACTCCCGCGGGATGTCAAAGGGCCGGATCACGTGCGTCCACCGCCGGTCCGCGTAGTGCGCCGGGTCGTCCGTGAACTCCTGGAACACCTGTCCCGCCAGCACGTCCCACCGCCCCTCCAGCCACGCCGCCCGCAGCTTCGGCGGCAGCGCCTCCAGCTGCCGTATATACTCCGGCTGCCGCGCCAGCAGCGCCCCGTTGTCCGTCACCCGCGCCGGTATGAACGCGTACTCGCCCCCGTTCTCCCCCGGCTCATACCGCCGGTCGATAAACAGCCGCTTGATGTACCCGTGTCCCGGCCCGCCCGGGTTGCACGTGTAGTAAATGCGCTTGGGAAATCCGTTCACGCCGCGCACGCACGCCGCCAGCTTCCGCATCCACTGTTCCTTCAGCTGCGTGGCCTCGTCGAAGAAGATCACGTCGTACTCCGCGCCCTGATAGCGATCCGCGTCCCGGTCGCAGGCGCAGTACCCGAACTGCAATACGCTCCCGTTCCCGAACACGAACCGTCTCTCCTCCGCCCGGTATATGGCCGTACCCGCCAACTCCAGCCGCAGCGTCTCCAAATGGTTTGCCTCGATCTCCGGCATGGTCCGCCGCACCAGCAGCATCCGTATCCCCGGATACCGCTGCGCCAGCAGCTTGGCCTTGCACCGCACCGCCCAGCTTTTCCCGCCGCCCCGTGCCCCGCCGAAAGCGACGTATTTCTTTTTGCACCGCAGAAATTCGTCCTGCTTTGCGTTCGGCGTCCCGATGTATATATCCTCCATGTTCTCTCCCCCTTGTCTCTCTTCTCTCCGCGCTTACTCGCTCAGCGCCCGTACCTCCTCTCCCATCAGCACCTGCACCGTCTGCGCCGCGGTCCCGCCGCCCAGCTCCTTCTCCAGCCCCGCCAGCGTCTGCAATATCCCCGCCAGCTCCTTCAGCTCCTTGGTGCACGCCTCACCTTTTTCCGCCTCCTCGGCCGCCCGCTTCGCGCCCCGCATCAGCGCCCGCGTCATTTCCAGCAGGCAATTCCTGCTCTCCGCCCTGTGCCGTCTCTCGTTCCGGCACCCGCTGACCCAGTTCTCCTTCCGCGCGTGCCGCCCCACGCTCTGCACCGAAACGCCGTATTCCTTCGCCAGCTGCATATAGGTATATCCGCCCGCCTCGTACTTCTCCCGCAGTTCCTCCCAGGGTGCCGCCGTCTTATGCATCCGCCTCACCTCCGACCACCTCATACGCCGCCAGTATCTGCGCCGCGAAATCTGCCAGGCAGCCCCTGCACACGTTCTCACCGCTGATCCGGTAGTATCGCTCTCCCCGCAGCAGCTCTCCGCCGCACAGGTCGCACTGTCCGCACACCGCGTCCGTCCCGTTCTTTCTGTACTTCATATCCGTACCCCCTTATCAAGATCGTCTATACCCCATCCCCGAAAAGCAAAAAAGTTGCCCGCAAACGGGCAACACCCCCAAAATTTTCCCCCACCCTTCCCCTTAAGGGCACGCCCCCCTAAGCCTTCCCCCTGGGGTTCGCGGTGTTGAATGACAGGCCGGTGGCCTGTCAGATCCGCGAACCGACCGACCCGCAGGGAGACAAGTGCCCCCACAGGGGGCGGATAAGGTGTAGCCGCACAGCGGCGTAAAACGCCCCCGTCCCGCCCCGCACCGCCGCACAGAAAAAAGGGCCGGCTCCCGCCGACCCTTTTCTTATGCGCGTTTAGCCCGGAGGCCAGGTCATATCCCGCCCCGCCAGCACATGGAAGTGCAGGTGCTTCACGGTCTGTCCCGCCTGATCGCCGCAGTTGTTGACGATGCGGTAGCTCTCCACGCCCAGCTCCTTGCAGATCTTGGCGATGACCTCGAAGCAGTGCGCCACCACGCCGCTGTTGCTCTCGTCGATCTTCGCCGCGCAGCAGATGTGCTCCTTGGGCACCACCAGAAAATGGGTGGGCGCCTGCGGCTCGATGTCGTAGAAGGCGTAGCACTGCTCGTCCTCATACACCTTCTTGGAGGGGATCTCCCCTGCGATAATGGCGCAGAACAGGCAATCGTTCTTCAT